GTGATAGTGCAATTGAAGATATTGCAAATGAAGCAATTGTCTCTGATGAAAGAGGTCAATCTGTTTCAATTTCCCTCGACAGATTAAAACTTTCCCCAAACATTAAATCGAAAATCAGAGATGAGTTCGATGAAGTATTGCGTCTGCTTGACTTTAATGCAAAAGGACATGATATCTTCAGAAGATGGTATGTGGATGGGCGTATCTATTATCATAAGATTATTGATACAAAATCACCTCGTAAGGGAATACAAGATTTAAGATATATTGACCCTCGCAAAATTAAAAAGGTAAGGGAACAGAGAAAAGAAAAAGATCCAAAAACTGGTTTGGATTTAGTTAAAAAGATTGAGGACTTTTATCTATACAACGATAAAGGTAATGATCAAAATACAGGAACATCTAGTGGTATTAAGATTACTGCTGATTCAATTTCCTATTGTCCTTCTGGACTTGTGGATATGCATAAAGGTACAGTCCTTTCATATCTAACAAAAGCAATCAAACCTGTCAATCAGTTGCGTATGATTGAGGATTCTCTTGTTATCTATCGAGTATCAAGAGCTCCAGAAAGACGCATCTTTTATATTGATGTTGGTAATCTTCCCAAAGTAAAGGCAGAGCAATATCTTCGTGATGTTATGATGCGTTATAGAAATAAACTTGTCTATGATGCTAACACTGGCGAAGTTCGTGATGATAAGAAATACATGTCAATGCTTGAAGATTTCTGGTTACCTCGTAGAGAGGGTGGACGTGGTACTGAAATAACTACTCTTCCCGGAGGACAAAATCTTGGCGAACTCAAGGATGTGGAGTATTTTAAGAAGAAATTATACAACTCTCTTAATCTGCCTCCTTCTCGTCTCACTGACGACAATAAAGCTTTTAATCTTGGCAAATCTACTGAAATCTTGCGTGACGAACTAAAGTTTACTAAGTTCATTGGTCGCTTACGCAAACGTTTCTCTCGTTTGTTCCACGACATTCTCAAGACACAATTGATTCTGAAGGGTGTAATTACCCCTGAAGATTGGGATGACATGGAAGAGCATATCCAATATGACTTCCTGTTTGACAATCATTTTAATGAACTTAAGGAACAAGAGATGCAGATGCAACGCATCACTCTTGTAACACAAATGGATCCTTTTGTTGGTAAATATTTCTCTACCGAATACATCCGTCGTCATATTCTCAAGCAAACTGAGA